GTTGGTGGTAAACCAACAAACGTTAAAACTTTTGCCGCAAAAGGTGGTAAGATATCAAAAAGTTCAAACATGGGATTGTTTGGAAGGAGTTAAAAATGAAAGGAACTAAATATAAAGCAGGCGGCGGTGCTATGAAAGGCACTAAGTATATGGCTAAAGGCGGTGCTGCTTTAATGAGTGAAATGAAAGCAAACCCTGGTATGGGTAATATGCCTGCATCTGTAAAAATGAGATTAGGCGGAGCTGTCAAAGGAACAAAATACAAAGCTAAAGGCGGCAAAGTTTAAAACTTTTTGAATTAAATAAGGTGGCGTATTTAATATCAAATATCCCGCAGTTTAAATGCTGGGTGCGAAAAGAATTTACAACCAACCATCAACATGGTCATGGTGAATATTTACATGCTTTGGTTATAGCAGTAAACACGATTCCAGATAGATCTTTGTCCTTCCAGGTAGTTTTTACTGGATGCGAAACCGATTTTGAGGGTTATCCAAATGATAACGTACACGGTGGAGCAATGTGGGCCAGGATGCCTATACAAGCTCTTATAGCAGACGTTCCTTTGCATGAGTGGCCTAAGCCTATGGAAGATCATTTAGCTCAACCATGGGATTGTCTAAGCCATCATCATAGTGTGGTTTCTTTAGACAGAGTTAGCTCAAGTCCCTGGTATTGTAAAATAGACGGTGAGTTTCATTTGGGCAAATATATGTTTACGGTTGATTATACCGATCACTCAATAGCAGATGATCCTGCTCAACATAAACAGTCACATGTGTTATATTTGACGGATGCTGGTGAATATACTGGCAATTTTGTGGCTCTACCGAATAACAGAGTAAGAGCAACTAATCCAGCTTTATGGAGAACGGGTGAAGGCGCACCAGATTTTGCACCATCACAATGGATCCATTCTGCTGAGGCGCATGAGAGCTATACAGATCCAGTCAAGACATTTGACAATTTGTATGCCTCAGACGAAGATAGAGAGTAATTATGGCATTATCTGGAAGCAAAGACTTTGAATTAGATGTAGCGGATTACGTTGAAGAAGCGTTTGAGCGTTGTGGCCTGGAACTTCGTACTGGTTATGATCTTAAAAGCGCAAACAGAAGTCTCAATCTTATGCTTGCAGAGTGGGCCAACAGAGGTCTAAACCAATGGACTGTTAAAGAAAAAACAGTTGCAATGGTTCAAGGAACTAGCACATACAATATAGACAGCACTAATGCTACAGCTCCAATTGATGTTTTGGACGTTTACATAAGAGAAACTCAAGGATCTGAAACAACAGATCTTCCCATGACCAGATTAAGTAGAGCTGAGTATTCTCACATAACAACAAAATCAAGCACAGGTAAGCCAAATCAATTTTTAATAGATAAACAAACCACACCAACATTAACAGTGTGGCCCGTGCCAGATAAAACTAGCAGCTATACGGTTTACATGAATGTTCTTACAAGAATGGATGATGCCGACGCTGGTGCAAATACTATGGACATGCCATTTAGGTTTTATCCATGTTTAGCAGCTGGCCTAGCCTATTACATTTCATTGAAAAGAGCTCCAGATAGAACCAGTATGTTAAAAAGTTTATACGAAGAAGAGTTCCAAAGAGCTTTATCTACAGACGAAGACAGAGCATCATTTAGAGTATCGCCTAGTCTGAGGAGTTATAACAACGCATAATGGCTTTTGCATCTGGTAAATTTTCTTATGGCATTTGTGATATATCTGGTTTTAGATATAAGCTCCAGGATATGCGTAAAACTTGGGATGGGTTATTAGTCGGCCCAGATCAATGGGATCCTAAACATCCACAGTTAGAACCAAAGCCAGCTCCAGATGATCCACAAGCTGTAAAAAATGCTAGACCAGATAAAGCTGACGATAATTCAAAATTTTTAGTTTATACTAATGTTGGAGACGGTAAACTGGGAACAGTTCTTACAACTTTTTCAGTTACAACAAACGTAGGCGAGGTAACGGTGACAACATGAGTTTTACATACAGCACATTAAAAACTGCAATACAAGATTATTTAGAAGTATCAGAAACTACGTTTACAAACGAATTACCAACTTTTATTCAAGAAGCTGAGGATCGTATATTTTCATTTGTTCAATTACCAGAACAAAGAAAAAACGTCCAGGGCACAGTAACTACTGGCAACAGATTCTTGGCTACACCAACAGATTTCTACGCTCCTATGAGTTTGGCTGTAATAAGCTCAGACACATACGATTACTTAGACTTTAAACATCCTTCATTTATTAAGGAATATTCGTCTGGTACCACAAGGGCCAAGCCGAAATATTACTCATTATTTGATGATGCGGCATTTGAAGTTTCACCGATTCCCGATTCGGACTATACGATTGAACTTCATTATTTACATAAACCAGTCTCATTGACTGCTGGTAGCGACTCTGGCACGACATTCTTATCCACAGACTATTCTGACGCTTTGTTGTATGGTTCTTTGGTTGAGGGTGCAATTTTTCTTAAAGAGCCATCTGACGTTATCGCACAGTTAGAGGGACGCTTTAAGGAGGCGGTAGCCAGAATGAAAAATACATCCGAAGGTCGTGGAACACGCGACGAATACAGATACGATTCAGTCCGCTCTAGCGTAAGCTAATGAGCGAAATAGAAAACTTAGAGGGCAAAAAAATTGCTCTAATAGGACTTGGCATATCACAAGTTGATTTTGCTATTGGTTTACAAAACGGCAGAGAGTGGGACGAAGTTTGGTGTATTAACTCAGCTGCATCCACATATCCATGCGATAGAATATTTATGTTAGATCCTGCAAGTAGATTTTTTGATAGTAATGACGCTGGACATCAAACTTCTGTAATGTGTAGGGTTTTACAAGAAAATAACGCACCTGTTTACACTTGCGAATTAGATTCAAGAATAAAAAATCCAGTTATGTATCCGCTAGAAGATGTTTGCAACTCAACAAAGTGTGCATATCTAAACAATACAGTAGCTTATGCAATAGCTTTTGCCTTGCATAATAAAGTAGGACAGTTAGATCTGTTTGGTATCGATTTTTCATATAAGGAAAACATGCACTTTGCAGAAGCTGGTAGAGCTTGTGTTGAGTTTTGGGTTAGCAAGTGTATGGCAGCTGACATACTGATTGGTATTAGTGGTAGATCTACAGTATTAGATTCAAACGTACCAGCAACCGAAAAGCTATACGGTTTTCATAGATTAGATAAACCATTAGTTGCAATACCCCATGAAGGTAAATTTATTATTGGACCATACGATGAAATTAATGATCAATTAGAACAACATGGTTTAAAAATAAATGAAGACGTTGCTCCACCAGAGCCTTACAAAGGATGAGTGTAAAAAGCGATTTTGCGTTAGGCAGTGTGGGTGTAACAACCACTGAAAACAAAGGACATGATCCAGAGTTTTGGGCGGCCCAAGCAACAAAAAAAATATGCGACTATTCTGAGTCTGCTCCAGAGCATATCAAACAGCAGGCTTTGGCTTTTCAAAATCAAGTTTATACTGTAATCTTACATAGTATGAAAAATGCAATAAAGTCGCATAATACGACTTATGCAAATTTATTAGAAAAACAAGGCCACAGCGACATGGCTAAAATATTAAAGGAGCTATAATGGCAATAACATCGGCAATATGTACAAGTTTTAAACAAGAGCTTTTAGTGGGCACTCACAACTTTACAGCATCAAGTGGCAACTCTTTTAAGTTAGCTTTGTATACCAGCTCGGCTACACTAGGAGCTGGCACAACTGCATTTACAACAACTGGACAGGCCAGTGGTACTAACTATAGTTCTGGAGGATCAGCATTAACAAATGTAACACCAGTAGCTTCTGGTACAACTGCTATTTGTGATTTTGCAGATTTAACTTTTAGTAACGCAACCGTAACAGCAAGAGGATGTCTTATTTATAATGACACAAATTCTGATAAAGCTGTTGCAGCTATAGATTTTGGCGGCGACAAAACATCTACAGCTGGAGATTTTACGATTGTTTTCCCAAGTGCTACAGCAACTGGTGCAATTATAAGATTAGCTTAATAGTAGCAATGTTTACATTAAATTATGCCGCTATCAAAAATAAATTTTAAGCCTGGAATTAATAAGGAAGAAACCGATTACGCAAACGAAGGTGGTTGGGTTGACGGCGATAAAATTAGGTTTAGAAAAGGCCGCGCAGAAAAAATTGGTGGTTGGGAAAAATACTCTACAAGCACCCTTATAGGATCTGCTAGAGCTTTACATTCTTGGATTTCTTTGGGCGGAACAAAATATCTTGGTATAGGCACAACTAATAAATATTACATAGAAGAAGGTGGCACATATAATGATGTCACACCAATAAGAAAAACTACTACAAACGCAGCAACTTTTTCTGCAACCGATGGATCTTCTACTGTTACCGTAACCGATGCAGGTCATGGCGCAGTTAATGGAGACTCTGTCACTTTTTCAAGTGCAGTAAGTCTTGGTGGTAATGTTACAGCCGTAGTTTTAAATCAAGAATATCAAATAAGCCTGGTTACAGGAACAAACACTTATGAAATCACTGCAAAAGACACCAGCGGATCTACGGTTACAGCAAATTCAAGTGACTCTGGTAATGGTGGATCTTCAACAGACGCAGTGTATCAAATTAATTCTGGACTAGATTTTTATGTACAATCCACAGGTTGGGGTGTTGGCACTTGGGGTGCAGGCGGATGGGGTTCGTCAACTGCGCTTTCAACCTCAAACCAACTACGCTTGTGGACACATGATAATTATGGCGAAGATTTAATTATTAATCCTAGAGGTGGTGGTATTTACAGGTGGATTGAAAATGATGGTGTTGAAACAAGAGCGGTTGAATTAGCCACTACAAGTGGAGCTAATTTAGTGCCAACACTAGGATTGCAAACTATTACGTCTGAAACTGATAGGCATTTGATTGTATTAGGTGCCGATCCGTTAAACGACGCTGGCACAGCAAGAACAGGAACTTTAGATCCAATGCTTGTCGCATTTAGTGATCAAGAAAACCCGTTACAGTTTGAGCCATTGTCAACAAATACAGCTGGTTCATTAAGATTATCTTCTGGTTCCTCTATAGTAGGAGGTCTTAAAGCAAGGCAAGAAGTTTTGATATGGACAGACACATCCTTGTATTCAATGAATTTTATTGGCCCACCACTAACCTTTGCAATTAATTTAATTAATGAAGGAGCTGGTCTTATCGGTCCAAAGGCTTTTTGTAATTCACCGAAAGGTGTTTACTACATGTCAAAAAATGGTTTTTATTTTTATAATGGATCAGTACAACAAATACCTTGTAGTGTGCAAGATTATGTTTTTTCAGATCTTGACGAGTCACAGGCTTATAAGTGTTTTGCTGGACTTAACGAAGAGTTCTCAGAAGTATGGTTCTTTTATCCTTCGCTATCAGACAATACAAGAGAAATATCTAGGTACGCAATTTTTAATTACCAAGAGGGATCCTGGAGTATAGGATCTTTAGAAAGATACAGTTGGCTTGCAGCTGGTGTCTTGGATAGACCATTAGCTGCTGGTGAAAATGGATCTAAATATGTATACGAGCATGAAAAAGGATTTAATAACGATGTAAGCGCTATGGACGGTGTTTTTATTGAATCTGCTGACATTGACATAGCAGATGGCGATAACTTTGTTTTCTTGAAAAGAATTTTACCAGACATTTTATTTGTTAATGACGTAGGCACAAGCCAAGATCCTGCTATTAATGTAGTGGTTAAAAGAAGAGACTTTAGCAACCAAACCCTATCTACAGATTCAACCACACAAATTACACCTAGTTCTACTTATGGTTCTTTAAGATCTCGAGCCAGGCAGTTTGTCTTACGTTTTGAATCAGACGATGATAATACCGAAAACGATAAGAAAAATTACAAGTGGAGGCTTGGTAGTACAAGAGTAGAGATTCAATCATCTGGGCGTAGATAATGAGTAAATTACTTCCAACTCAGTTGCCGCTCGCTGTAGGCGAAAATGTTACAGCCGATACTTTTAATCGCTTAATAAGAATTTTAGAAATTAACCTAGGATCAGTGGATCCAGACGTAATAAAATCTTTTAACTCCACAGACCTTAGCGAATTGCAATTTGCTACAGGAGCCATTATATTTAACACAACGACAGAGGTTCACCAAGCCTTTGATGGTACAGAGTTTAGAAACCTGTATGAACATCAAACTTACTTGACTGGACTCTCTGCAACAACAAGTATAGGAGCAGTGACAGTAAGTACACCATGATAAGCGAACAACTACAAAATAGAATTAATATGCTGACTGGCGACATGGCATCACAAGCAAACAAAGGAGCTATATCTGACAGAGAAATGGAGATTTACAATCAAGCAACTGGTGGTATGAATCCTATGGATATGGTTGGTCAAGCTAAAGGAGCCATTTCAGACAGAGAAATGGAAATATTTGATAGCACGCAAAACGTATCACAAGAAGAAGAAGTGGATATGTTATTAGATGATGCAGCTAAGGACATGACCGAAGAAGAAAAACAAATACTTGAAGATCTATTAGAACGTGGAGCTGCAATACAAGAATCACCTTTAGCAGCTGAGGTACAAGAACTTAAACAATACGGCGAAGGTCCAGATACAGAGTTAGCGCATTTAAGACCTGGAGAAATGGTTATACCACCAGAGTTTTTAGAAGATGCACAGTTTGAATCGGCGTTAGCTAAAAAGTTTGACGAGTTTGATATTAATCCAGAACAAGCGATAGTTGGTTCGGGTATTGCAAGTCTTAACCCAGTGACTGGCTTAGAACAATTTTTCTTTAAGAAGATTGGTAAGGCCCTTAAAAAAGTAGTTAAGAAGATAGCACCTATAGCTGGACCATTAGCAAACTTTATT